CACAGTCCAAGCGATGTTGCACAAGGCTGACAACGCAACCCACGTGGATGCTTACCAGGCAGGTCATCTGACCTGCGCTGCTCTTGGCATGGGGCATAGCCCCGAAGGATTGAAGCACCTCGTTAGCGCTTTTGAGCGCGAGGGGGTAGCAGACATCAATGTCTCTAGCGATGCGTCGGCATTCGATTTATCGATCGACGCCTCTTTCATTCTTGGTGACGGAGAACGCCGCGGAGACAACTGTGCTGACCCTGAAGTGGGTCGCCTGATCAGGCGGTACGCTCACATTTTGTGCAGCCATGTTCTCAACAACCAAGGAGAGATCTGGCTCGTGCTTAAGTACGGCGTAACCACGTCGGGACAGCTTTCCACCACGACCCAGAACACCTTTGCCCGCTCCGTTATGGCAGCCTATGGAGGCTGCGCGGGATGGACTTGCGCAGGGGATGATTTAGTGGGAGACGAGAATTTTGACGAGAAGCGTTTGCTCCATTTCGGAGTGCGCTCGCGTGATGTCGAGAGGCATGAGGGTGAGGCCGACTTCACCTCTCACCTCATCAATACGAGGACTTCGAAAGCGGTCTTCTGTAATGTTGAGAAGCTACTTTGGCATTTATACGACACGTGTATTGATCTCTCCGCCAACCGAGAGCGGTTCGGCGGCATCCTTCACATTTTGCGCGACACTCCTGGTGTTCTTGAGGATCTTGCCTCGATCACCAGTGAGTTTAGGATAGACACAGATGGTTATGTGGTTGAGACGGGTCTCATTCGAGACTTCGCTTAGCTGCGAACACCGGTCAGCAGCAGGGCAATTCGTAAGTCCCTGACGGGGGTGGCGCTCCCGGCTCTGCAGCCGCCAAGAATAGCTAATTAAGCGCTTGGCTTATCGAATTAAGAATTCACAGCATGACGCAAGTTGTGCAGGTCGCAGGACCGCGCCGGACTCCGCGTTGCGGAGGTCCCGGTTTTAGGGGGGTTGCTCAGGGAGCTGGCGGCACAGCCCCCTTAGCTTTTGGAGCAACGAAGGTCCGGAAGAAGCCGGGCCAACATAAGAAGAAAGGCCACAAACTCGGCAACGGACTCAACATGTGGAATGCGTTCCACCCGTCCCACTTGGCCCTACCACGGGCCGTGGGCGAGTACACGGTGACGCGGGGCACGAGGCAGATAAAGACCAATGACAAGTTGATCATCGTCGGCACGTGGCAATACCGCAATGACCAGGCCACCACCTCCACAGGATGGGGCGGGAATTGGTCAGACGTCGTGGCTTTGGGCTGCGAAGACCTGACTAAGAAGCCTAGCGAGACGGCTTGGTTCCCGTACAAGATGCCAATGTTGGCATCAGGTTTGGGCGCGCACTGTCAAGTCACGCCGTCCGCTTGTTCGGTGCAGATAATGAATGGCAACTCCCTTCAGCTGACCAATGGCATGACGTATATAGGGAAGGTTAAAGTTCAACCGGCCTATGCGGGCGACGCCGTAGACACGGCCCAGACAATCTCAGACAATTTTGTGTCATACATGGCGCCGAGGTTGTGCGGTGCTGCCAAGTTGGCGCTGCGCGGTGTGCAAGTGGATTCCCATCCCTTGAACATGAATCGCCTTGCTGACTTTACCCAGATCTACCGGGGCTTCCCGGTGGGAACCGGGGTTTGGCCAGATAATCTGACTCCGACCGGCATGACGCCGATTATTATATATAACCCAGACGGCATTGATCTGAACTTACTTGTTTGTCACGAATACCGCACTAGGTTTGAGTTGTTCAACCCTGCGTGCGCGTCTCACAAGTTTCACCCGCCCGCTACCGACAGTACGTGGGCAAGTATGGTGAAGAAAGCTACGGAGTTAGGCTCAGGAGCGCTCGACATCGCTGATATCGTCGCCAAGACCGGCATTCTCCAGAAACTTTTATGATTCAGTCATGAGTTGTAGTAGTATCTC